CCAAAGTGTAAGTCTGATGTTCTTGCTGCAACCATTTTGTCGTTTCCTAATCCGTTAGCAACTACTAATGGAATACCTTGAAAATTCAATTCGGTTTTGCCTACATGAAATTTGTCTAAGTAACCTGAAGCGGCTTGAGCAGCGATGTAAAATTTAGCAACGGAAATAGGTACTATAATTTTCACGTCATCAGCTACATAAACTTCATTTGGAATAGCATCTCTTACTCTACCTAATTCTGTGATAATGTTAGATGCTGATAAAGTTGTACCTGCTACATCAACTACATCTCCGTTAGCTGCTAATTTAGCTTGCAATCCTTCAAATGAACCTCCACCTGTAGTACCTTGCCAAACTGCAACTTCAAAATCTTTTGCAATTAATTCTAAGTTCTTTTGAATGAAAAACTCTTGGAAAGATGCAGGTAATTCTTGACCTGTAATTGCACCTCTCATTTCTAACGCCTCCCATTGAGTTCTAAAGTCTTTTTTACAAAGCTCGATATTAACTTGTAATTCTTTAGGCTCTAATACTACATCGCTTAAAGCTACATTTCCTGTGTCTGTAAAATCACAAGTAGCGTTAGCTAAAAATCCTGTTGTTGCTAAATTTCTAACATTAAGTTTGTACTTAATATTTTCATGTACGGTTACTATTCCGCTTCCGATAGTGTTTGCAGCTAATATAGCAGGGTATAAATAACCCGATGCTTTTTCACCTGCAAAGTTTCCTGTTAAACTTGTTGATGTTGCCATTTTTTATTTTTTAAATTTTGATTGATAATATTCTATTCTTTTTGCGATTGGTAAATTGGCGATTTCATTTGCGCTTAATTTTACCGATTCTGTTTTTGTGTTTTTCTCAGGGCTGTGTTTTACCTTGTCCATTGGTTTAGATAACTCTACCAATTCGTTTGTAATAACATTAACTGAACCTGCAACTGCTGAAAATTTCTCGTTGATTAAGTTTTTATATTCAGCTAACTCTGCTTTTAAAATTTCCAATTCTTTTTCAGCGTCAAACTTGGTTTCTTTAACCACGCTTTCAATTACTGATTTTGCTTGTGGAGTTGGTGCAGGTGCTTCTGCTACTGCGTTGGCATCTTGCTCAACGTTTTCGCTTTCTTCTTCTGCTTGTGCAGGTGTGTAATTAGCAACGATACCATCATTTTCTACTGTTAGCAATGAGCCATCAGCTAAAACATACTCACCAATAGGTAATGGCATTTGCTCTCCATCTGCTATAATGTACACTTCAACACCTGCTGCCCATTCGTCTGAAGGTGAAGCGATGTTGGTTGTACCATCCTCAAGCATGGATTCAACCATAAATTTAACATCGTGAACTTGTGCGGCTTCTTCGGGTTTAAGGCCGTTTTCGTCTGTATTGGTAAGTTGATGACCTAATTTTAAAAGGTACTCACCGATTGTTTCTTTAATATTTTTTTCTGACATTGTTAAACGTTTATGCTTAACCTTATGACGAAATAAAAGCAACTCTGTTGCATTTAACAAAAAAAGGGCTGCGATATGCAACCCTTTCTAACCCAAAATTAAACTATGAAAAATCCTATGAACTACAAATATAACAAATTGTATTTTACAAAATGTTATAAAATTGATTTATACAAATCCATTCTGAACTTTGTCCATCTGTGGCAATTATAATACTCCAAGACTTCCTCCTGTAACCCTTTCGCCATCTTTTCTACTGTTGCTCTATCTTTACTCAATAGCTGTAACTTATCTTGCCAACTTTCATTTGGCTTAAAGTAAACTATATTATCGCTTTTAAAATCAATGTAAGGTGGCGTTTCTGTTGTGCATATTAGTTTACCCTTTACTCCTGCCTCAACTACTTTTAAATTTGATTTGCAACTGTTGAATTTAGTTGGTAGTAATGGTGCTAAACTTACATCTGTTTCATCAAACAAAGTACCGTATGTATATTCGTCTTTTGGATTTTCAATTTTAAATCCCAACTCCTTATATCTATCTACATAAGCCACTGAATCAAATTTGCTAAAATCGCACTTTGCAAATTGTAAATCTTCAAAATGTGTTTCACCTCCTAAAAATGAAAACCTTACTTTACCTTTTCTTTTTGGTGAGGACTTCCATTGCATTTCTTCTGTGTTTATTACATTCGGGATAATAGAAACCCTTTTGTTGTAGGGTCTGATTAATTTCATCAACCGTTTGTTGGTTGTTATAATATGGTCAACATTTTGAAAAGTTTTGATTACTTGGTCTGTGTAATCTTTATTGTATAAATGACTTAAAATATGATGATCGTCTAATTCCCAATAGTCATCAATATCTAATACTAATTTGCAATGTGCCTTTTTTCTTAGCCAATGACAAATTTTGTCAATTTCTTCAAATGCAATAAACCTTGTAAAAATAATAATATCAACTTTTGAAAGGTCTGTATTTAAAATTGATTCTTGATTTACTGTTGTTAATATTTCCGTTTCAGTATATGCTGACTTTAACATAATATGCGGGCTGAATAACCTGTGGTAATTTACCGCACCTTTCATTGTTGCTGCTATTAATATTCTCATCCTAATATATATTTGCCTTTGTTTTCAATTTGTAGTTTAGTTAATGCAACGTATCTAATAGCATCGCAAGCATGGTTGTAAAAGTCTATTGGTTTGTTTATCATGTTTCCGTTTTTATCTTTTTGCCATTTGTAATTCCTAAACTCTTTTATGATGTTAGGCGAAGATTTAACCACGTTTATTTTGTGGCGTTTTAATACGTCTATTCCATTCTTAATACTATCTGCACCCTTTACAACTCCTTTGGCATTAAATCCCATTAAATAGATTTCTTGAATACTTTTTGGCTCTGCTGAATCGCAAATTATTTCCAACCTTCTATCAATGTTAAATGACTTTAAATAGTTGCCTATTTCTTGATTTGTTAAACCTGTTTGGTAAAGTAATTCTTGCAAATATATCTCACCCTCAAACATTCCAAATTTGATTAATGCTGTTGGGTCATTCGTGTAACCAAAATCTAAACCTAACGCCTCCCATTTGCATTCAGGCCATTTATCAACCTCATTAAAATTAGCGAATATTTGACCTTCAATAAAACCTTTTAACCCTAAGCCGTAAACCCTCCAATAGTTTTCGTCTTGGTCTTTTATTCTTTCAATCTTTTCAATTAATTCTTTAGGTAAAAATGGGTTATCTAAATAGGTTGTAATATAAAAATCGCATTGATTTTGTTTTTTTACATCCTCTACCCAAAAATCTTCCGATGGGTTGTAATCTATTATTACCCTTTCGGTTGTTCTAATATCTAGCTGAAAAAACTCCTCGTAGTTTATTTCGTTTGCCTCATTAATAAATAGGATGTTTCTTTTTCGCCCTCTAATCTTTTGGGCTTGGTCAACCGAGATAAACTCAAATAGATTTCCGTTTAGTTTGTAGGTGTTTTCGGTTTTGTTGTGAGAATTTTCATCATATAAATTAGCTGTTTGTAGTATCTCAATAAAATCTCGATAAACTGACCCCCTTAATGATGGAAATGATTTTCGGCAAATTGTGATAGTTTTGTTTTTATGGGTGTTGCCATATACAATTAACCAAATAAGTATATTATAAGTCTTGCCGGACCTTGTGCCACCTTGCTCAATTACATATTTGCTTTTTGAGTTTTGTAGATGCCAAAATACATTAGTTGTTTTTATTTCCATCAATAACCCTAACGATTAATTGATTATCTAAATCGCCTGTATGCTCTACCGTTTGCTTATCCTTCCATCCATAGTTAGCTTTCAAATCAAAAATTAAACCTGTTGAATTTCCTTCACCGTTTAATAATGCTGCAACTTTTCGGCTTTGGATTATCTCATTAATTCTACCAACTGTTTCAGCAAACTCTTTATGGCTTTCTAATTTTGTGTAGTTTTCCCAAAGCTGATACGATATATCTAAACGCTCTAAAAACTCCCCTATTGATGGAACACGTGGTCTTAATACTTCAACAACTTTTCCACTTCCTGTTGGATGTTCTACTGTAAATCTTGCGCAGTAGGTAATGTATTTATTCCACGTTTCCTTGATTTGCTCAACTGATATTTTGAAGCTGCCAAATGGTCGGCCTCCTAAATCTTTTTCAATCATAATTTTATGTAATTAAATCCAAACTCTTTTTTAAATATAGGTATAAACCCGTTATGAGCATCAAAATCTTGCCCATTTTCGTGGCTTTGGTAATATTCAGGCATTAATGTACTAACCTTATCGCCTCCATCAATGCCAATAGAATAAATATTTTTAAACCTTTCACCTAAAAATCTAAAAGCAAAGGCGCTACTATTTAACTTTTGGTATTGTGGTAATCCTAAATCTCTATATTTAGTATCGCATTCTAACTGAACATAGCAAGTATTTGGATGCTTTTCTAAATTTGGTGTTCGAGTTAAGATATACCTATAATCAAAATCGTTTAAAATAAATTTTTTAATGTCGTAATAAATAACTTGGTCGTGAATCGCCGCAATATCTGCGTATTTTGTATGGCTAATCGCCGCATTTATTGTCCAAATGTTATATTCTTCTTTTAATTCAGGTTTCCATTTTTCAATAGTTTGACCTGTACCAACAATTAACCAATTCTTTTCATAAAACCAACCGCTGTTAGCAATATCATCAATCCCTAAACATTTTAAATCGTTGGTTATGTTCATATTTAGTTATTTAGTTCCTACAAATTTAACATTTTATTTAAAAGTTGCTCTGATTCAATTACCACGTCATCAATGCTCTGTTTGATTTTACCAACCTTGTTAGCAAAATAAGCCTCTATTGAAAAACCTCTTGCATTGCCTGACTTTATTTCGTCTTGCCAAATCTTTTCATTATCAACTTTAACTGCCACCATCCAAGTGCCTATTGGCACGTTTAAACCGTACTTTCTACTCTTGTCGTGTTCATCTTCGACTATCCAACTTTCGGCAACGTATAAGCCTTCTATTTCGTTTTCGTGTTGTAATGTGTGATTATGGTGCGCATTGTTTTTGAGGAATCTGTAAGCCGCTTTTTTTACTGTATCTTTTGAGAAGTAAACATAAAAATCATTGCCTTCTCTATCCTTTCTAAATATTTGTTTGTTTGGAATTAAAGCCGCACCAACTAATAATCTTTGTTCATTATCAACCTTCGCAAGTGAATAATTGTTTTTATCCTTCTCGCTTAATGCTATAAAATTAGATTGAATTGCAGGCATATCTACAATAGAAATTGCGTAAACCCCTCCTTCTTCTTCTTCATCTAATATTAACTCAACTATTTGTGTCATAATTTTGTTCTTTGATTTATTCTTTTGTTTAAAGCTGTTTGGCTGTTTATATCGTCTTGAATTACATACGCCCTCACATTGCTACCGCTATTGTTGTTTTGAGCTTGTGTGGTGGCAAAGTTTGGTAATGCTGATATTGTTGGTGTAGATGGGTTAAAGCCGATTCCTGCTGAACCGTTTGCACCTCCACCTGAGCCCCCCCCTATTGTAATGGGTGATGGGCCACCACCACCTCCACCATTAAATTTTTGCTTTTTAATTTGAGCAACTCTTGCTAATCCTGATGCAGTTGCAGCCGATGCAGCTAAAACAGCTCTAACTAGTGATGTTGGGTCTCCAACTATGATTTGAGAAGTAAACGCCTTTTGTGCTGCTAAAAAAGTTGTAACTGTTGCTGATGCTATATTTAACGCTTTTGTTCTTTTAAACGCTTTCTTTTGTTGTGCTTCTGTTTTGCCTTCAAATAAAGAATTGATACCTAATATGGTATTCGCCGCATTTAATGCGTTCATTTCTTTATTCCTTCTTTTGCCTTCTTCTATTGCTTTTGACCTCTTATCTAAATCTTGTAAAGTTTCTAATTGGTCTTCTGCAATTTTTTTATCTAAATCAGATAAAACTTTTGCCTCTTGTTCTTTACTAAAAATTCTTCTATTTTTTTGTTCTTCTTCAAGGTTAAATAGTTTATCGAGTTGGTCTATGTCTTTCTGAAAATCATCTTCCTCTAAATCTTGCTTATTAAACTCATCAAACATTTCTTTTGTAGCCTGTTTCCCTTCTTTTTTAATTTCATTTAATTTTAATTGCATTGCTGCAATTTTATCCATCAATGAAACTATCTCTTGTTCTTGAGCTTCAATTTCTTTTTTATTTTCTTCTCTTTCTTCCTCATCTCCTAAGAAAAAGTTAGCTAAAAAGCCTAATCCAACTTGGTCTGCTGCGGCCTTTAGTCCTGCCATAAATCCAATTTCTTCAGCTTGTGCTTTTTTCTTTGCTGCTAATTCATCTTCTATAGCTTTTAAGGTTTGTTTAGATTGCCTTTGTTTAATTTCTAAAATTTGTTCTTCTGTGTAGCCTTGTAGTAATAAAATATTTTGTTGGCTTTCTAATATTTTTAATTTAGATTCTTCTTCTAACCTTAACTTTTCTGCGGATTTTAAATAATCTTGATTCTTTCCTGTTGCGTTTAATACTGCATTACTTATTTTATCCCAATTTGCAGCAATAACACCTAAAGTAACAACTAATGCCCCTATGCCTGTAGCAATTAAAGCTTTTTGCATATTACTTAAACTCCCAATAAAAAATTTTACTCCTTTAGAACTTTCTTGGAATCCATTAAAAACATCTTTAAGACTACTCGCATAACCACCTGTAAATTCATCTAAAGCTCTGATTAATGTTGTGGAATTTGCTTGTTGTTCGTTATAATCATTAATGACAGATATATTTTGCCTTTTTTGTTGGTTTAAATCTTTTAAGGCTAAATTTTCAAGCTTAATTTCATTTTTTAAATTTTTAATTTTATCAGTTAATTCTTTTTGTGCTGTTAAATTAGTTTTTGATGTAGATTTTTGAGTTGATTCTGTTTTAATTAATTCTTTTTCTAAATCTATTAATACTTTTTTTTGTATATTTAATTGCTCATTTACCTCAGATAAATTTTTTTCTGCATCTTTACTATTTACTTCGATTACTACTTGAACTGTTTTCACAATATTTTTTTTAAGTGTCTAAACATATCTCTAAACGAAAAAGGTAAATAGTCGTTACCATACGCAAATTTTAAATCCTTGCTCGCCTTCTTTGGTAGCTCTTTAACCTCGATTAATAATTTTATTGTTTCTGCTATCATATCTTTTTATTCAGGACCATCTAAACCGCTTGGTGCAAATGGGTCGCCATTATCTGTTTGTGGTTTCCAATAACAATAAGGTGTTCCGCCACCTACCCAAGTATAACCGTAAGCCTCGCAACAATCTTTATTTGGTGATTCATCTGCATTTGTTTCAGCATTCCCAAATTGAACAGTGCCATCTGCATTGAAAGCTTTAATAATTAAACCACATTTATTACCTAAGCCTGAATTACCAACTCCTAATTTTATCAATTCAACCCTTGTTGGTGCTGTGTCATTTGGCTTGTAATTACTAACTGTATTAATCCTGTAAAAACAATCTTTTACAAATATTTTATTATTGAATCGTAAATTGTGAATATCTAAAGCTGTTAGATTAAAGTAAGCAATTAACATTCTTGCTTCACTTGAATAAATTTCATTTAAATACTCTTTCCAGTATAATGTAAAAGGTGTATTCTCTGTGGCTGAATCAACCCAAATATCAAAATTGTAAATCCCTGAATAAGTATCTGACCAATTCAAATTAAATACACCGCTTGTCGCAGGTACATCTGAATAATGACCTGCATAACCATAATCACTTAATTGAACTGTTGATGTTGTTGCTTCATTATATAACCTGTAATTATTACTCGTACCCATGTCTTTTTTCTTAAAGAAAAATATTCTTGGGTTTCCTTTTAAAACTGCAACAGCTCCATTTGATTGTCGTGCCGTTAAATCCATGACGCACATCTCAAAAATCGTAGTTGTTCCACTAATATTTACAAGCCTATTTGTTGGCTCTGAAAATATAGTTTTATTGGTGAACTCTCCTTCTATTAAATCGCTTTCATCTTCATAAATATAACTACCATAAGGCTTCTTGCTAAAATCACGCCTGTAAGTCGCTAAATAGTTTTTATCTTCTCTCCATTGCCAATATAGTTTCTTCTTCCTGAAATTGGTTGTAGGTATTATTTGAATCTCTTTTGATTCATCTAATTTATTAGTCCAATCAATTGAACTGCCTCTATCCATGTAAATTGGATATGGGTCAATAATCAATTCTTTCGGATTATCTTGCTTTGGCTCGACAAAAAAATTAAAATGACTAAAGATAGATTTAAGAAAATCAATTTGAAATTCATCAGGCATATTGTCTGACAAATAAATAGATTCACCTATCGGTGTATTTGGTTGTTTAATTAATTGAAAGTAACTACCGGGATTTACTCTAAATGATGTTGGTGGTGTTGGGTTGGTTGCTGTAATTTGAAAATTAACTAAATCGCTTGCACTTAAATTTAAATAGTTAATTAACTCTATTGTTCTTGTTTCTTTTTTTGCTGAATAGCTTCGGCTAGTTGAATAGCTTATACCATTTACACTTATATCAAATTCAAAATCTACAGTTTCATTTGCTAACTCTTCAATAATTATACTTGACCTGAAAGCGTAAGTACCTTCTTTGGGTGCTGTATATCTATAATTTGTAGTATCAAAATTACCACTTGCATCATAACCACCGCCTGTTGAATCATTGTTAAATGGTAAGGTGTATTGACTATTTAAAGCTATAACTTGAACCGCACTCATTAATGATTTAAATGCTTGATTTGCTAACCTATATTTTACAACACTATGCTGTGGTGCAAGTGTCATGTATGTATCGTAAATATTAAATCCTGAAGTGCTTATAAATTGACTATCATAAGAATATCCTGCCTCTGCAAATATCCTATCAAATAAAGTCATTATTTTTATTGCAGGTTTTAACTCATCCGCTCTAATTGCTCCTGTTGTTTCAATTATATCATTTGAATTATTTCCGCCTAATGTCCAAATCTTATTATTTATACCCCAATTTATTAATGGGTATTTAATCACGCTTTTATCTGAATAACCACCTGAAAAGGTAATATTATCATCCCAACTATCAACTACATTTTCATAAGTTAATGAATGAGTCATTGAATTTTGCCAATCTGAATCTAAATCTTCTAACTTCTTTTCGTTTAACTCATCTTTTAAGTTTCCTGTTTCACCGATAACTACTAACTCAAATCTTTTTGTGATTAAATTAATGCTTTCCAAATATAAATAACCTTGCAACTGTGTTAATCCATCAACTTGTATTTCACAATTTGTTTTTTGATACAAATTAAAATCACCTGTTGCAATATTTACATTGTAAGCGTGTCCAAAGAATTGATTATTTACATCTGTAAATGGTATGCTAAATGAATCGCTTCTGCTTGAATTTTGGCTGCTGAAATCTTGTATTTCACTAACCTTAAAAGTTAAGGAAATGTCTTCATCCGCATCTATATCTAAATATGTCGCAGCATTTGTTGATTGATTGTATGCAATTAAAGTTATCATTAATTAGGCCACCATTTTTGAGTTTGGCAAGTGTAGCACATCCTGCCGTTACTATCATTGTTTAATATAAAAGTGCCTCCCATTTGGTCGCACGCTTTAATTGAAAAATCAATACCTTTAATGTCGGTTGTGTCGGTTGCAATAAATGTCGCTTTGCCATTCCAATTACCTTCTTGATTGTACTGTAATATTTTACAAGTCCCCTGAAAATACATCGGTTTTTCTACAAATGGCGTTTTCTCGCAGCTCGCAAAGAAGCTTAAAATTAAAATCAAAAGTATTAACCCTAATGCCTTAAAAATTGCGTTTTCTTTTTTCATTTTATCTAATTTTATGTGATAGTTTGAATGACAAAGTTAGGTTATTTAATTTTTTGTTTAATTCCTCCTTAATCTCGTAGTCTGTATCTGTAATAATTACAGGTGTAAAATCACCGTTTTCATTCACAAATTGAACATCGTTACTCATTAATAATTCTTGCAACCAAATAAAATATTCGTCATCTAACCAATCTGAATTAACAGTGTATTGTTTTTCACCTTCAATATTGTAAATCTTTTCTCCTGCTTCGTGTTGGTAATAAGTAAAGTTTGCACCTGCGCCCCAATTACCAAATGGCTTTCTAAAAGTTTCTCTTTGTATGTTTAATTTTTTAACGCTCGCTAACTCAAAAGTGTAATAATCCCAAGCACCCAAACTATTAATCCAAGCCAATTGAATAGGTGTATAACGTGAACATTCTGCAATATCAAATCTGTATGTTTTGGTAATATAATCGCCTGAATTATCAAAAATATTAATTGTGTAATAAGCCAAATTTGCTTGAGTGCTTGGCCTTATGCTTGTATTAAAACTTTGGTCTTCCAAGTTTTGATAACCGACGGGTATAAATTGATATAATACAGCAGCGTTTGCAGTTGATTGGGTTGCGATAAAGTTCGCCATTCCAATAGTTGCTCTTGTTATGTTTGCTGTGGATATTTGAGTGCCATCGGCTTCATAAAAAGTGATGCTATATCTTAAAGAAGTGCTAACCGCCCCTCTAAAATCACTTGCTAAAATTGCAGCCGTTTGATATTCGCCTGCTCTTGTATTTAATCTCGTTGGCATATTTGTTAGCCATTGAATCTCGGTTGTGTCATTGTTAAATTCATATACACCTGCCAAAGTTGGTGTAACTCCATCTGTAAATTGAAAGGTTGAGTTGATTGCTAAAAAAGAATCTGTGTCGTTTCCTGTTGATGGATATTCTGTTGGGTCTGTTGTCGTACTTGTTGCGTATTCTTCATAAACATTTAACTCAATAAATAAAGCCGTATCATCTCCATCTACCGTTGTGATTATTTTATGAATTTCAGTGCCTCCATCCAAATATTTAGTTTCAAAGTAGTCTTTAATTATTTGGTAAAGGTCAAAATGAACATCACCGCCCGCATTTGCTTGTTGCTTAACTTTTACAACCTCAACACTATTAACATCAACTGTCATTACATAGCGAAATTTTGGTTGACTTGTATTTGTTGAACTTGCTGTTAATACTAAAGGCTTTTGCAGTGCAACTACATCATTAAAAGTATTGGTTATTGTAACTGCCATTATTTCTTAAAGTTTTCTTTTATTGTAAAGTCAAGTAATTTCTCCATTGATATAACCAAAGCATCCTCAATCTTAGGTGTTAATCTTTTATATTTTAGTTCAAATGCACGAGTAAACCATTCGGTTTTTTTAATTCCTGTTTCGTAAATTGAACGCTGAATTAAAAACGCTGTTGATTCTCTCGGTATAAATTGCCCTTTTTTATTCCTTCCTTGAATCCCCCTTTTTTTAATCCAATCAAATATTGGCTTTCTTGGTGGTCTTTTGTTTGTGAACTTATATGGCGAATCAGGTGCTTTTGTTGATGTCTTTGCACCTTTAACTCCTGCATCTTGATACATCCCATATTCAGGCATATTAATAACAAAACGAAAACCACCTTTGTAACCTTCAAACTCATAGTTTAAACCGTTGTATAATTCTTTAGAAACATTCTTATCCTTTCGGGTAAGATTTGATCGTGCCTCTTGTATTACTTCCTTTCCGAAGATTTCAAAAGCCTGCTTTATTTCTTTGGTATCAAACAATTAATTGTATTTTCTTAAATATAAATATCCTTGTAAAACATTATTAGCATTAGTTAGGTTTCCAATCGAACTATCACTACTTTTTGAAACAATTGTTCCATTATTAGGTAATACAGTTTGTATTAATGTGCCTGCTAAATTTTTGCCATTTGAAAATTGAGCAAACGTATTGGTGGTTAAATCTTCATCCGAATTAAAGCCATAACGACCAGAAGAAACATAACTAAATGCAAAATTTGTAAAATCGTTTTTAATTGTGGTTGTTATTGTTGGTGGGTCCTCATCTGTTTGAGTAATGTATAACAAAGCCTCTTTGTAACCTTTGATATCATCTAAATCGTTATCGTTTAAATTGTAGAAAGAATCTTTTATATCAATAAAAACATTTCTAACATCTTCTGCGCTAATTGCCCCTGTTGTGTTATCCGCAAGTAATGTGTTTATTTCTGTTAATATTTCTGCTCTTGTTTTTTGTGCCATTTTAATTTATATTAAATGCTGTTGAAAATTCTTTAGGTGAAAATGCGCCAATGTTTGTTACTATGATTGAATCGGTGCAACCTGTTTTCCTGTATTTTACCGTAATATCTAAAGATGCTGTCCAAGCAAGTAACCTGTCATTTTTATCTATTCTAGGTTGGCTTGGTGAAATGCTTATTTCGTTATCTACTGAAAAGTCTTCGTGGTTCTTGAAAATGTCGCCATTGATAAATTGGCCTACTACATCTTGAATAATATCAAAGATTCTACTATCCACATCCAAATCATCGCTTCTATCCTCACTCGGCATATCAAATACTGTTACCAAAATGGTAAACCTCGCAAAGCCTTTTCCGCTTTGGCTTGGTTGTGGCTCAATTAATAACGCAGGTAATGCACTTGATTTGGTGTCAATCTGAATTGAATCACCGTAATAAAATGATGTAATCTGTGGGTGGTTAGTTGCTAATTCTTCAACCTCTTTTACTACTTTGTAGAGCGTTTGCATAACCTTATAACGAATTTATTAGTTATCTGTTATTTTTAATTGATTTGATTTGCTGTTCGGCTTGATCTTTCTTGTACATCAAAAACATCAATGCCTTTTCAATTGGTATTTCGCCAGCCTTATCTAATTGGAATATATTACCCCCTGATAATTCAAATAGGTAATGATACCAACCCCAATCTATTGTACGGCTTGTTTGGAATTTTTGTTCTCCGCCTGAGCTTGTAAATAAGAAAGAGAAATTGCTAATAATTCGCTGCTGATAGTCGAAAAAAAAACAAGGCAACCATTAACTGCATCACAAGGAAAATGCTTTTTAAATAGCTGTGGCCTTTCCTCTGTGCCATTGTAAGGCTCTAAAGCATATAAGTGCTTATGCTTTCTTTTTATCGGCCTGTAAAGTACCGCTAAGATATTGTGAAGGTTATCATTAAACCCTTTCTTTTGATATTCTTGAATGTCGGCAAATTCGGCTGTTGTTATTTCTGAAAGGTCGCTGTGCATTCCATATTCTTTGCCTTGAATAGTTACAACTTTATATAATTGATTTGTTTCCTTTTGAAAGATACCCATCACAACCTCAAAAATTTCACTAACTTTTGATTGTGGTAATTTTTCTAATTTGGTTAAATCTCCTGATGCAAATATTTTAATAGACTGCATCATAAATTGAAAGTCGTCAATTGTTTCTTTCTCTAAAGATTCTTTCAACTTTAGAAAGTCTTGATATTGTCCAAGTGTAATTTCTTTTAATGATTCGGGTATTTTGTACTCAATTTTCATCACATTGATTTTGGTAAACCTTTTCAAATTCATCTCGCCACTTTCTGATACAGGACCCACAACTTGATGGCTTTAAATTTCTTTTAAAAACATCGTTATGTAATAGCCTTAATGCTTCAATTGAATCACGCCTAACAGGGTCTTTGTAAAGATGACCTCTAATCCTTGCATAAATACTTCTTTGAACATCAGTAAGCGTTAATTGGTTTTTGTAGTAAGGAAACATCTTATTAAGTTTCTCCTGCCTTTCAGCACATCCACAATCATCGCCTGCAATTGCTTTTACAACTTTATCTATTCCTGTTGCTTTGGTTACTTTTGCGATGGTATCGCCTAACCCTTTGCTTTTTGGTCTGCCTCTTTTTGCCATTAGTTTAATGCTTTATGTTTTTTTAATTTTCTCAATTCTGTTTTTGCCCTCGTTATTGCATTGTAAATTGAACGCAAAGAAATACCTGTTTGCTCTGATAATTCTCGCATGGTTGAATCGGTTGAAACGTACTCATCAAACAACCTTGAATCAAACCAATAAAGGTCTTTAAAGTAGTTTCTAATGTGTTCCGCTTTTTCTTTTTCTTCCTCAAAATTTTTATTGTTCAAATATAACTCTACTAAATTGGTAGAGTATTCATATTTAACTTTTCGTTTAGAATCAAGAAATAGTTGGTTTAGTATTCTGATGCAGATAAACTTTAAAACTCCTTTTTCGTGAATTGCTTTTAGTTTTAGGTCATCGTACCTGTATAGTTTTAAATACATTTCTTGCACAAGGTCGTCAGCATCATGTTTGTCTTTACAAATTAGAAAGGCTTTTTGCCTAAAAAATTTGTCGTGCATTATTGCTAACTCGCTAATTATTTTCACGTATCAAATTTAGTTAAATTCTTGAATATTAAATTTAATAAATTCTTTTCCCTTTTTTACTATTTCTTTTGTTACTTCAAGTTTGTAAAATCTGTTATCATTTATCCCGTATTTTTTTTGAATTAAATCAAGTAAAGGTTTTAGCGGATTGTCAATGTCCGCCGCTGAATTACTTACTCCAAATACCACTATTAATTTTAATTTATCGGTATTAGGTATTGTAATAGATTTTAATTGAATAATACTGTTATTAACCCAATCTTTATATTTAATAGTTTTAAATCTTTTACCTTGCCACGCTTCATTGACCGATAAAGGTTTGATTTGAATTAACTCCATACTTGTATTTTCTCTTTGCATTTATAAATCCTGCTTTTTAATTCGCTTCTTGATACTTTCCTTCCATCAATATAAAAGTATTTCAATCTTTGGTTTGTTTTTTCTCGGATAACTTTCAAAGGTCTTGTTCTTTTATTTACAAAATGTTCAAGCTGAATTAACTCACCATCGCTAACTACATAATTCGGTAAACCTTTAAATCTGTGGGTAATTTCTAAATATTGGTTATATGGCTCGAACGGGTCAAACTCTGATATAATCCTCATGTATTACAAATTAGGTTTGTTTATTAGTAGTTATCGGCAACCTAAAAAGACAGCGTACCCTGCCGACAGTACTGCTCAATTCGATTGAGTGCCTTTTCATAATATTCTTTGTCGATTTCAATCCCGACAAATTCTAAGTTCATTTTATCCAGTCTGTTTGCTTTTTCTATTGCAATAGCTATACTCCCACTTCCTAAGTGGGTATCCAGTATTTTTTGATTTGGCTCTGCATATTTTTTAATTACCCAGTCATACAAATCAATTGGTTTTTGCGTTGGGTGTATTTTGCCGTTTTCGCTTCTGCTTAATAGTTTTTTTATTCGGGTTGGTTTTTTAAACGAAGTCCAAGCCATTTCACCATCTGCAAAACTCATTCCTTCACCTATCATTTTATCCCAAACTAAAAAGCATTTAGTGCTTCCCAAGTGTTCTAAAAAATAGTTTCCACCCCAAATAATTTGATTTTTTGAAACTCGCTTCAGCTCTTCAAAATACTCGCTGCTTGGTGTTGAATTATCCCACCCTTTTGTTTTGAACTGCTTAAAATATGTTCCGCTTGTTTCAATATCTATCCCGTAAGGTGGGTCAACTATTGCCAAATCAAATTCCTTATCCTTAAAACCTCGCATAATTTCGAGATTGTCGGCATTGAAAAAAGAAAGGCAGCCGATAACACGTGGTATAGTTAATTGGGGTTTTTCTGCGTTATTCATCATTATATCAATTTATTAAGTTTTTACTAATGCGGTAGGTTGTCGGTATCTAATCCCCAACTAACCATACCACCAACGTTGGGCGCAATACTAAAACAGAACACCCTGCGAAACAAAATTTTTGAAACGCTTATTCCCATTGTCAAAATACTCTCGGTCAATTTCAAAGCCGACAAAATCAAGCCCCGCCTTATTCGCTGCTATCCTACTGCTTTGACTTCCTAAGTGAGTGTCTAAAATTAAATTGTTTTCGCTTGCAAATTCTTTAAATATCCAGTCATATAACCTTTTCGGCTTTTGTGTCGGGTGTATTCCTTTGTCTTTTTCTATAAATTTTCTACCAAAACCAATCCATTCTTGCTTATAGATTCTATCACAATTAAGAAAAGAAGACCAAGCCAATTCAAAGTCAGAAAATTTTCCAGTCAATGGATTGCATTTATCCCAACAAATCCAACCTTTTTTTAGTGGTAATTCAAAATAGTTCCCCCCCCAAACAATTTGATTTTTTGAAACTCTAAATAATTCTTTCCAATATTCTGTTTTCGGTCTATTGTTGTCCCATCCTTTACTTTTGTGTTTTGTCATCACAAAATTCCCTTTCTTGTTATTATCAATTGAAATCCCATAAGGCGGGTCAACCACTGCAAGGTCAAAAATTTTGTCAGGAAACTGCCTCATACCTTCAATGCAGTCCATCAAATAAACAGTCGATAAAGCACTGCGCCCAACACTACCTATACGCAATGCGGGGTTTTCGTCTTTTTCAATCGTTTCGTCTATGTAATTAAGTTCTCTCATTCTATTAAGTTTTGTCTGTTAAAGCCCGCACTGCGCATAGCCTTGTCCGTTGTAGCACATTAAAACGATGATACAACACGGTATATAATTAATAAAAACACTTACTTCTCGTTAAATTTCGAGAGTTGTTCAATTAATTCAACTGCATCAGATTTTAAAATATCCAACGCTTTTTCGCTTGTTACATCACCTAAAACCTCCTTTATTGCATCTTCATCATCACCAGTTCCATAGTCTCCTGACCATACCCATTCTACATCGTGTAAGGCTTTTGCTACCTTTTCAAGATGTTTGCCAAATGCCCTTTGTAAAGGCGTGTTGTTTTTGTTTTGCAAATCACTTGCTACTTCATCTACTTTGTAAGTCAAGTAATCCATGCTTCCACCGCTCATATTTTAAAATTTTATCGTTATTAAATCGTGTTTTTACTAATCATATACCTATCCGTTGTGCATAATAGGCTTAACTGAGTGCATCAAATAAACCTACTTGCTTAATGTTGTTTGCCTGATATATTCCAAGTGCAGCTTCAAATATTGCCTTTCCAATTTCGGGGGCAACACAGTTATTTAGTAGCTTCTTTTTATTTGGATAATCGTATTTGCTTAAATCAAACCCCAATTTATGGTGATTATCCCCTTCAGTCCTTGCCCCCCCTTTACTTTTTACAGGTCCCATTCTTCCAATACTACTTTCCATTTTTAATTTAGGTATCTTAAAATTTGCCCAGAAATAATGCCTGCCGCTTTCTTGTGGTTTAATTAGTGGTTCATAGTATGGCTTTACATTTTCAACTACATACTTTCCTTTAAAGAATGTTTGCAGCAGAATTATTTCTTGATACAATCCCATATCAGGGTATCGTTTTACGCCTTGTGCATTTAGAAAGTGATTTGTAACTGAATGTGTGGGGCAAGGCGGTGAAGCCCATATAAAATCGTATTCTTCATAATTATTAAGCAAATACTCGTGTGCATCTCCAACTATTACATTATCGTTTGGATACAAGTCTTTGTAAATAGCTGCTATACGTTCATCGTATTCAATGGCCGTAATCTCTAAATTTGGGCCATTCCACTCTTTTCGGTTGCCCCCTATTCCGCTGTATAAGTTTAGTACTTTCATTTAGTTTTCTGCTTTAAATCCGCCTACTATGCACAACAATGTATAAACGGCATTAAAACGACCGTTTATACTCAACGTTGCCAAACATTAAAAAAAATGACTGACAAGAAGTTAGAAGAATATTTTAACTTATTAATTGCTAAAATTAAGAACACAAGAGAATTTAATATTTTAATAACACTAAAAGCTAACTTAAACAGAATCAATTTAGATCCTAAAGAAAAAGATGAATTAGCTGATTCAATTGCAATTTTTGGTATTAATAAAGGCTTTGTTGATGTAATCAATACTTCAACTGGTTGGTATAAGTTAACAGATAAAGGTATTAGATTAAAGGAATCAAATTTAACTTTAAAAAAGTTTCTAAAAAATGAACCTAAAAACAAATGGTATAATGAAAATTGGGTTGGATTTGCAATTGCATTCATAGTTTTACTTTTTAGTGTTTTTCAATATTTTGACAATCGTTCCTTATTTCGAGAACTTGATCATGTAAAATCTCAACGTGATTCTTGTAAATCTGAATTTTCTGTTCATAATGATAAACTAAAGACAGAAATGAAATCAAAAGAGTAATATACATTAACCACCTATTTTTATCTGAATTAATAAATAATAAAAAACGTTTGGCAACAATGGTTAAAAAATATGCCTGCTTTTTGTGTAAATTATCTTTCATCTTTTCAATTATTTAAGTTTTTAATTGGACAGAAACGCACTCTCAAAACGGCACATTTTTTATCCAAACCGTTGTACTCAATATTGCACCTTAAATCCGTACTCCGAAAGAACATTAGCGAGTAACTTTGCTTTTTCTTCGGGGATAGGTCGCTTATCATTTAACCATTGATGAAACGATGAAGGCGACCAATCAATGAGTTTACATAATCCCCTATGATTAAGGGCTGTTCGGCTCAGGATAAATTCTTTAATCTTCATAAGCAATCTTCCACGCTCTCAAAGCCATTTGTAAATCAATACCCACCCTCATGTTTGTGAGTAGTCTAATGCCGTCAAACTTACTAATGTAATCGTATCGGCTTTTTAAATAATTCGCTCCGTCTTGGATTTTCTGTTTTTTTAGTTCTGAGTTCATTGTCTTATTGTTTTGTAATTATGTAAACAAATATAATCAAAGTATTTTAATATGCAAGCATTTATTTACATTTATTTTTCAAGTCGGGTCAAAATGTGAGTACAACAATAGCTATACTCCATACGCTACGCTTTACGGTGCATAGCTAAACCGTTATAAGCAATTATTTGAAATAGCTTCTAGGTTCAGTTTTCCAATGACTTTTATTTTCTAGTATTTCTGAATAAACAGATAACATTCCTCTAATAAATTCCACACGTTGACAATCTTTTTGCATTAACTCATTTACAAGTTGCTCATAGGCTTCCTCTATTTTATCATAGAATAATCCTGTTTCATTTATATTTTCCATTTTGTTTAATAACTGCTTATAACAGCGTGTTTATGCAAGCGGGCGGACAACTTGCGGTTAATATTTAAGTTCGTGCTATGCCCGCCTGACATAAACACGCAAAACGTTATGTGTAATTTCTGAATGATAAATCATACGTTATTGCATATAATTTGCTTAATGAATGATATGTCATGCGTAGAAATTATATTTTAGAAACATTTATTGTATGTCCAAACATTGCAGCATCGTTCCCAAGCTCCCGCCACTCATTTTATTAATATCCGTAATGTTAGTTAATCCCATCATTATTGCTATATGTTTTTGTGTATAATGTTGGCTTTTTTATACAATGCACTAACTTCGCTTTGCCCTACAACATCACCTAAACGCAATTCAGCATATTGTTCCATTGCATTCTCCATAAACTCATAAGCCTTGTCGCTCATTGGTTCATATTTCAATCCTGTACTTAGTCTAAATTCTTTCCAATTTTTTTCAAGTATTTCTCTTCGTGTCATAATCTTATAATTTTAGTAAAAACTTACATTTTTTTTTAAAAGTCCTCAAAGTTAAAAACATCGGCAACCATTAACCGCTGAACTTCTGCATTAATTCTGTTACTAACCGTTTTCCAATTGCCAATTTGTATTTTTTCAATTTCATTTTTAATTTGTTGCCTTAATGACCTTTCAATGTTTGTTAAAGCTGACGATTCATT